TTATGACTATCCAAGTATTGAGGAGTTGCGTAGCAAGTTTGGATTCCGCTTAGTGTTCTCTCCGTTGCCCGAGGGTGGAGACTTCCGTCTTGACATACCCAAGGCAGACATGGACGAACTAGGTCAGCAGTATGAGTCAGCATTTAACGACAGACTCAAAGATGCTATGCGTGAACCATGGGAGAAATTGCATAAGACTCTTATCCATATCTCAGAAAAGCTAACCGATATAGAGGGCGATGACGAGAGTAAGAAGAGGTATCACGATACCCTGATTACCAATGCTCAGGAGTTGTGTGGCTTGCTTACGCATTTGAACGTAACGAAAGACCCATTGCTTGAGAATGCTCGCCGTTCCCTTGAACTAACAATGTTAGGGGTAGACATTGAGGCAATCAAGGAAAGCCCTGATGTGCGTAGTAGCGTAAAGGCTAAGGTTGACGACATTCTTAAGAAGTTTGATTGGTAAGGAGATAATTAAATGACATATGTAAACATTGAGTTGAAAGAGCATGACCGCTTTGGCGATGGGATCAAGAGGCAGTCCATGATTGACCCATTTCTCAAAGACCTAGTAGAGCAGTTGGCTTTGAAGTATCCGCAGTGGACGTTTGTCGAAACTAGTTCTACCGCTATGGCGACAGACAAAGTTATTCATGCTCACCGCTTTGACATTAAAGACAAGCGAGAAGTTCTAGGTTCAATCGACAAGGACTACGCTAGTGGTGGGTATCGGTATCGTATTGACAATCACCGCATTCAAGGCATGCGTGAACGTGGTTGTGGTATGAAAACGATTCACCTTAACAAAGCACTTAAGCATGTGGATAAGTTTTTTGGTAGAAAAAATGTGGACGAAAAGTTTAAAGAGGCTAAGGACAAAGTTAAAAACACAATAAATCAAATAGATAACGAAAAAGCGTGGGCATTAAAACATTCATGGAGTGCGTTAGAACAACAAGCACAAACTTTTATATATAGTAACTACGAAGAGTTTACTGCTAGTGTAATAACTCCAGGTGCTAGAGCAAGCGAAGCAATAAAAGAGTTACCTAGTAAACTTAACGAGCATCATGCAATGCAACATATAGATTCTATGTTTAAAAACAACAATGCTTTTATTGTGTTCATAGATGGAGTAAACTATTCTGTGCAAAAGGGCGAAGACCCTTTGGAAATAAAACAGAGTGCTGAGTTGCCTGACTTTATTCGTAGGGCAGTAGGGCTACTTAAATTAGTTGAAGATAACCAAGTGATTAGTGATGTAGGTTTGCGTGTTAACGAAACTACTTTCTTGGTGTTACCTAACAATGTTAGTTAAGGAGTAAGTATGTTTAATAAGAAACGACATGTATTTATAGTAAATGATTCACCTAGACAAGAAAGGATAACGTCTATGGCTTTGGATAGGGACTCAAGATTTAAATGGACTGCTGGTGCTGACGTATTAAGAACGTGGAAAAAGCATGGGTTTGTCCCACCTACTGAGTATCGGGAAGATTATTTGTTCAAACTAAATCGTGAGGCTAATAAACCAAATGACTGAACCAATAAAAAGAGGCAGGGGCAAGGGGGTAAAGCCTGCAATGGTTTACCTACCTGTTCGTATCAGCCAAGAAGTAGCAGAGTTTTTCAATGCTTACCCTAACAAGAGTGCAAAGATTAGGGAAGTATTAGCTAATTATGTTCAACAAAACGGAGAAACAAATGAGAAAGAAACTCACCAAAACCAGTAAAGTAATACAGTATGTTAAGAAGAACCCAAAAGCAAAGGCTAAAGAAATAGCACAAGCAGTAGGAGTTCCAACTAGTAGCGTGTATCAGATAGCCTACAAAGTGCGAAAGCAAATGCGTGAGGGTATGAACAAAGTGCCTATGACTGCTCTATCGCCTAAGCCTGCCGCACGTAAATATGTTAAGGGTATGAAAGTAATAGCAATCTCTACGAGCAATAAGAGTATCCATAGCAAAGCTGATATGGTCAACCACCCACCGCATTACAAGGCAGGGGGTATTGAGACAATTGATTTTATCGAGGCTAAGAACCTAGGGTATAACCTAGGTAATGTAGTGAAATATGTAAGTCGTGCCGATTTAAAAGGCAATAAGTTGGAAGACTTACAAAAGGCTAAATGGTATTTGGATCGGGCTATTAGTAATCTTAGTAAGACCTAACAATGTTAGGGGCAGTTTTGATTACAGATAGAACTTAGTAGCCTTGTAGATGCGAATGGATTTTATCTTCGGCTAGTTTGCCCCAATACTTTACGGCTAGCTGAATCCTTGTTAACTCTGAGGGTGGCAGAGAATCTACATCTCCACCCAATTTTCTCCTTGACAAAGTCCAACACCATGCTATTATGGTGGCATGGCACAAACTCCCGAAAAGAAAGTTAAAGATAAAGTTGTTAAGCTAATCAAGGCTTACGGCATTTATTATTTTTTTCCTGCAACGCATGGCTTTGGTCGCTCAGGTGTGCCCGATATCATATGCTGTGCTAAGGGTAAGTTCATTGCCATAGAATGCAAAGCAGGCAACAATAAGCCTACTGCACTACAAGAAAAAGAAATGGCAGACATCCGTAAAGCGGGTGGACATGCCTATGTAGTAAACGAGGAGAACCTAACATTGTTAGGTGCAACCTTAAGGAGCTTACTTTACGAGGAGGATATTGATGGCAGATGTTGACATAAACAAAGGTGTTCAGATATTACTTGAACGCATGAGCAGTAACCCTGATGAGTTTATCCCTACCCTAAGAGATGGGTATCCTGCAAAGTGGCGAGACATTCTTCTCTCTATCGAGATGCGAACCAATGGGGGTAAGGAATACAAAGACCAGCTATCTTTTCTAAACGACAAAGAAATCAAAGCCCTATGGGAGAAGATGCAGAGCCTGCAGGGCGAGCTGTTTACTAAAAGAGTTATGGATACCCTGTTACGAGATGCCCATGATTATGAAAGATTTGAAACCATAAAGCAGTTGCCCCTACTGCTAAAGGAGTTGGAAAAGTATGATCCTGCGGAACTATCATTGCTTTCTCGGCGAGTTACAGGCGGTAGCCCCAAAGGCAAAAATTGAAAATATTTTGTTTGGACTTTGAGACTTACTACTCTCAAACCTTTTCCCTTAGCAAAATTACCACGGAAGAGTACGTCCGTAGCCCTGAGTTTGAAACCATCGGGGTAGCGGTGTGCGAACAAGGGGGCGCTCCCATTTGGTTTAGTGGTACTAAAGCAGATACAAAGGAGTTCTTGGATAGCTTTGAACTTGACAAGCATTTAGTGATAGCCCATAACGCTATATTTGATATGGCTATTCTTAATTGGCAGTTTGATATAAGACCCAAGGGCATTGCTGATACCTTATCTATGGCAAGAGCCATACATGGGACTGAGGTTGGCGGTAGCCTTGCCAAGCTAGCCGAACACTACGAACTAGGGGTAAAAGGCACAGAGGTGCTACAGGCACAAGGCAAGCGTCGGATTGACTTTAATGCACAGGATTTGGCACAGTACGGCGAGTATTGCAAAAACGACGTAATGCTTACCATGGGTTTGTTTGAGAAGTTAAGTGCAGGCTTTCCTCCTAGTGAGCTACGACTTATTGACCTGACTATCCGTATGTTTTCCGAGCCTAGCCTATGGCTTGACGGCAATATATTGTACGACCACCTAAGTGATATTCAAGTTAAAAAGCAACAATGCTTAGAGTTTTACGCTAAAGAAGATTTAATGAGCAATGACAAGTTTGCTACGTTGTTAGAAAACTTAGGTGTAGAACCACCCACTAAGATTAGCGCTACGACAGGCAAAGAGGCATGGGCATTTGCTAAGACTGACGAAGGGTTTAAAGAGTTGCTTGAGCATGAGAACGAAAATGTGCAAATTCTTGCAACAGCGCGTTTAGGGGTGAAGTCAACCATTGAAGAAACAAGGACTGAGCGCTTTATAGAGATCTCGCAGCGAGGCTTATTCCCCATACCACTACGCTACTATGCAGCTCATACTGGTCGTTGGGGCGGTGATGACAAGGTTAACCTGCAAAACTTACCACGAGGCTCAACTCTTAAAGACGCAATTATGGCTCCTCCCGGGCACGTCGTTGTGGACTCTGACTCTAGTCAAATAGAAGCAAGAACGCTAGCGTGGCTGGCTGAACAAAACGATTTAGTAGACGCATTTGAAAGGGGTGAAGATGTATACCAAATCATGGCATCGTCTATCTATAACAAGGTAACTGAAGAAATTAGCAAGGACGAAAGGTTCGTTGGCAAAACGACTATATTGGGGTGTGGCTACGGCATGGGGAGTACGAAATTTAAAACACAGCTTAAGACGTTTAATGTGGAGATCGAAGAAGAGGAAGCCACTCGTATTATTAAAGTCTACCGAGAAACTTATGATTGGATACCCCAACTATGGAATCAAGCAGGAAAAGCATTAGATGCAATCCTTAACAACCAAACTGCGCCATTAGGTAAAGCAGGAGTCCTTGAAGTAGAAGGTAGAAAAGGCATTCGCTTACCAAACGGACTGTATGTAAAGTACCCCAACCTACGTAAAATGCGGAACGAGCAGGGTAAGGACGAGTATGTGTACGACACCAGAAAGGGTAAAGCAGTTGTGCTTAACAGAATATATGGTGGGAAAGTTATTGAGAACGTCTGCCAAGCGTTAGCTCGAATCATCATTGGTGAGCAGATGCTGCAAGTAGCCAAGAAATATAAGGTGGTAATGACTGTGCATGATGCGATTGCTTGCGTAATACCTGAGCAAGAAGCGGAGGTTGGTCAAGAGTATGTGGAGATGTGTATGAAAATGCGACCCAAGTGGGCACAAGACCTACCATTGAGTTGCGAGTCAGGAATGGGGAAAAGTTATGGCGAGTGCTAGTAGAGTAGTAGGGGCTACAGCGTATCGGGACAGTGACCATGCGGTCAGGATAGTCTACGATACTGGGGAAACTAAAATTCTTCCAAATGAAGAAGCCAAACTTCTTTTGGGTGAAAAAGTATACGCAGTTTTAGACGACCCAAAATACAGAAGCGCACTAAAAGTAATTGGTGATTACGATAAAGTCATTGATGCTTATGGAGACATTAATACAAAACACAGACTGCTTGAGGCTTTAGCGGATCAAGCTACTTCTTTTGAAAAAGGCAAAGAGTTTTACGGCGATAAAGTAGTATCAGAAGACATATCCGATGCAATCTATAACTTTCCCAAGATTTTATTTGAACCTGCATTTCGTACTGAGGTGGGTGAAATTGGAGAAGCTTTTTCTTCTGTAGATGAGATTAGATTACCGTTCCCAAAGATAACTATTATTACGTGCGTAGTCTCTACGATGCATGCCATGGTTGGAGAAGATCACAAAATAGATACCTTAGTACCAATCTATTTATCTCAACAAGACGGATACATCAGAGCTATGTTTGTTACAAACAAAAGAGGCAAGCCTGAGTCCATTATATTTAACATAGTGCCCAAAGTTATAGCAGTAGACGGCAGGAATCAAATGCCTGTAGATATACACCTTACTGAAGAGCAGAAAAAAGCATGGACTCCCGATGAGCAGGGTACAAAGTTTACACACAGTATTGCTCGTATGATTTTGTACGTAACCGCTAGGGTTCTTTACATGATGACTTTTTCAGGCGGCGATGTTTATATGTCTAAGCCTACTAAAGAAGAAGCAATAACAAATGCGAAGCGGGTACGCAAAGGTAAGAAGCCATTACTTGAGTTTAGATTAATTAAGGTTGATGGCAAAACACCAGACTTAGCTTCTTTGCCACAGGGCACACACGCATCACCCCGACTACATTGGAGACGAGGTCATTGGCGGACTATGAAAAAGTCAGGTAAGAAAGTATGGATAGACCCAATGCTAGTGGGCGATGAAGAAAACGGCAAGATTATCAAAGACTATGCCGTTGATAATTACAAAGAAAATAGGGTAGTTTAAAAATGATCGTCACAATACTTAATATATTTGCTTTGTTTGTAGCTGTTTTTGCGGTGTTGATCTTTGCAATAGTGTTTAGCTTTTTCTTGTTCATCATGTTTGCCTGTGTGTACATTGGGTGGATGGAAATTAAGGCTATGCCGATAACTGAAATATGGGAAAGGATTCAGAAATGACATTCTTAGTAGCTAACATTCCACCAGTCAAATGCTTTGTGCGTAGAGAGTTTCTCTATAACCATGAGTCAGGGCATGGTGAATTAGAACCCTGTGTGTGGATGACTGCCAAGTCAATTAAGGGTCAAGCATTTCGTATCGAGTCTATGCTAACTAACTACGGGGCGCTGTACGACAAACTACCAATCCATGCGTATGTTTGGAAAGAGGTAGCCGAGCCGTTACCCTTAGATCACTTACAGATATGGGACTGCTTATCGTATGACATGGCGGTGATTGAGAAGTCTAATCTGCGGGGTTTGAAGGTCAAGTTTTTTGGCAAAGATAAACAGTTTCACTTTGGTAACTACCTGTTTACGATTGACTTTGCCAGCCCTGAATTCAACAGACTAGATACCAGCTTTAGCGAAGGAGTTGAGGAGCATAAGTCGTACAACTTTATTAAGCTAGATAACGGGCAGTTTGCCTGCCAACCAAACAACAGGTGCTTGTGGTATGACGTATCACTTGTGCCTGCTGTATTAAAGACTCCTGACTTCAAGATACCAACTGAGGTCTATAGCGTAGAGAATCACGCCAAGTGGAGTGCTAAAGATGGATGGTTTTATAACTTTGAAGAGGTGGGTATAAATGACTGAAGAAGATAAAGGAATGTTACGAGATATATTTGCAGGTTTAGCCATGTGTGGGTTAATTACAAAAAATATAGGTGCGCCACAAGATATGGCTGAAGCATCTTATCGTATGGCAGATGCCCTAATGGAAGCTAGAGATAAAGGAGAAGAGCTTGGACTTGCAGCAATTAAACCTAAACGTAAATACAGTAGTAAAAAGGAGGATTAAATGAAAAAAATATTATTAATTACAGGATTGCTAGGAGCATGCTCGTCATCGCCTTACGTAGATAATTCTAAGCTACCTGATACTGCGTTACTAGTAGAAAAAGAAGTTACACAAATGAGTCGCAGTCAAGTAATTATGGCGGTTCAAGAATGCGAAACAAGTGGGCTTAGACCGTTAGTCATTATGTCTAGACGTAAGATTAATGGGAGCTTATCTGATGTTCCCGTCGATATAACTTGCATGCCAAAGTTCGGA